AGCGCTTGGCTGTGCTCCACCCTTTAGTCCAATCAAGGACCTCCACCCTGCCTTCCGGCGGGGATTAGACCTGGATTACCTCCAGGGACCCATGCTCGGCCACGAAAAAACGTAGCCGTGCCCTTGTTGAGCTTTTCCTCGGCGCCCACGCATAGCTTCGCAGCCGTACGTGGGATTGTCGGGCACAGAGCGTTTAAGTACGCTCGTGTAGCACCCAACAACGAAATCCGAGGTGTCTATGGAAGGTCTCAACCTGGTGACGTAGCCGTACCCTCCCCACCCGCGCTCGGCGCGGTGTAAGGAGGGAGTGGCCTCGTCGAAGGAAGAGACGAATCCATCGTCACCGCACCCTTCGGGGATGCGGAGACGCCAAGCTGGATCAACTGCTGTGAAGCAAGTGAGCCAACTTGGAAGGTAACGAGCGTCGCGATCCAAACCGTTGCGAGAACGGCAAGCAGCGCGAAGTAGCTTGTTACCATAGACATAACAGACCGAAATGAAGTCATCGTCGTCGCTGTTGAGGAACAGTGGCCGCACGTTGACACCACAGAACCAGTCTGTGCCGCAGCTCTCATAGAAAAGACCGTTGCCAAAGGTCTTCTCCTCGTTCACTGTGAAGCCAAGGAACTCCACAGTCTCGACTACCCCTTCGTACATACCCGCTGGAAAGATCAAGTCATCGCCATAAGCGAGACAATACCAATCCGCGTAGCCCTTCTCCTCAGCAATGGTGCGAACCATAGCTAGGAAGATGAGCGTCTCAAGTTCGAAGGTGTATCCGTTGCCCATAGATGAAAACTTCTCCAAAGCGATTACCTCGCCGTCGGGAAGTTTGACTCTCTCGGTCCGCGCCATGACGAGCAACTCGAACCACTCACGTGGCAAAAGGTGCTCGACACAGCGGTAAGAGATCGTGTCTGAGGCGGCGGACAGATCAAGCGTGCAGAGGTCCATAGCGTAGGCTTTCGAGGCCAACGTCTGGTTATTCTGCTGCCCAACCTGTAAGTCGAGGCCATGAATGCGGAGCCGCTCCCGTATGGCTGCGCCGATACCCTTCTGGACGTAGATGTTCAGATCGGGCTCGATGCAGATCACGCGGTCGGTTTTTGCATTCTTGGGAACGGTTGTCAACTTCGATGCGTGCCGGGGTGTGAACCCAAGCACGTTACGTCTCCAAGCTGCCGGAAGGCAGAAGAGGCCGAAGTCAATCAACGATGGGGTGCTGTCAAGCATTCGGCTTCCGTACTTGCGTCCGGAAGTCACGATGCCCGAGACACTTGTAGTGGCACCGGGTCCGAAGTCACATTTGTCCTCAATCATCGGAAGAGCCTTTTTCAGGGGCCCCAAGATGACGGAGATGTGGTGGCGGATCCGGTTCAAGCGTCTATGCTGGTTTTGCGACCAGGTCTCTGGTGCCGAGAGCCTTTCATTCGTCCTGGCACATTGGTCCTCAGCGGCTCTGAATTTCGTCAGCGCCACTGCCTCACGGTTCACACCGAGAGGTACTCGTACGTTTTTAGACAGCGCCGCGGTGACTTGGTAGTCACAGCGGAACTTGTCGATGTCTGCCTCCGTGTAGTGTCGGGGGTCGATGGTTAGAGCGATGAGCTCGTCCCACTGGCCGTACTTCACCATTAGGTAAACAGACAAAGAACGCGGAGTGTTAAAGGACTCGCAGAGCTTCGTCAGCACTTTGCATTCAAGCTTGAACAGCTTGACGTCCGGCTTCGCAGCCGACATACGCGTCTCACGACGCGGCATTGCATGTGTCATGGTGCTCAGCCTAGTGTTACCAGGCCGAATCCAGATCACGGACGTAGGACTGCACGAGCGCAGACCCCATCGCGTTCTTCACGAGCGCGTAGAGGTTGGCGCGGGCAGCCGTCGTCATGCTGTTTGGAATCACGAAGCTTCCGCTCTGATAACGGCCCGTGTGCAGCAGCGTGACGACGCCGTTGACGGTGGCGATCTCCGGGTAGGAGAACTCCACAGTCACGCGGTCAGTCGGGCGCGTGCCGCTGGCACGGTTCATCTTCAGAGTGAGACGGCGATAGCCAAGCGGGCTGGCGCTCGAACGATCCACGAAGACTGCCTCCTCGGAGGTGATCTTCTCAGGAACGAACGAGACGTTGACAGGGGTCGCTTGGCCGTCGGCCAGAACGATGGCACCGGTGATTTGGGGCATGAAGTACCTCGGAATTTGTTGAAGATTGATGGATTGCTGGTTAACGTTTGAGCTGTCTGAGTAAGGCGAGAGAGTGGGCGAGTTGCAACCACTTGTTCCCGCTATGCCCAAACTCCAAGCGAGGCAGAGCCAAAGTCGAGTTCGGAAGATGACGAATCTTCGCATGATACTTCGACGAGGCACTATTCCCGCGATGGAGCACCTCATAGTTCTTCTCGTGGCTCACGCCACGGTAGACCGTGAGGTTTGAGGCGCTGAGTAAGGAATCTAGCGATGACAGATAGTCGCCGACCGGTAAGATCCAGTCGATGACGAAACTGTACGGCACTAGCTCCCACGCAACTTGCAACGGGTTGGTGAGTCCCATCGCTACAGCTCGGTTTTCTACGGTATCAGAGATGCGGAACGAGGCCTTGGCCCTGAGCCGCATGATCTCGTCGAACGTGCAAACGAACGACTCGCCTTGGTAAGTGACCATTATCGAGCTCTTCATGGTGTGTTCCGAGTGGGTGCGAACCCACATCGTGATACCCTCAGAGCACGACCGTATGGTTTCCTCGACCGCGGCGTTGATATCTCCGTAGAGAGGCTTCATCCCGAAGGAGAATTGCAGCCAGGCGTCAGCCAGGTCGCGACTCCGGGATTCCAGCAGGCCCTCACGCTGACGCAGTAATTGCTGTCGGACGCGAGGTTGCAGCCTGTGGAAGTCAGGGGGTAGACTCTTTCTTCTCCGGCGTAGCAGCTGGGCGAAGAGAGTTTTATCCCTAACTGAGCGATAGAAAGATAAGATACCCTTGACAGCACTAGAGACGAGACCAGCAGTCTGTTTGCGCTCCGCAAGGGCAACCGCGACGTTCACAGTTTCGGACTTTATCTTCTTCCGAAGCTTTGCTTCGAGAGGGACGAAGTCGGGGCCGTGTGCAGTGTGAAGACCCAGGCGGGGACCGGGCGCTACGAAGTAGCGTACCGGGCCCCACTCGGAATCCTTCTCACTGCCAACTGTCGTGAGGTCCGATGTATGTACCGCTACCTCGACCGATCGCTGCGTGGTCGCAGGCATCAACTCAGTGGGACGCAGTCGACGAACAGTGTCGGTGATGACGACTCCTCCAGAAGAGGTGATATCGCTTCCGACTTTCTGAACGTAAACTGTGTCACCAACGGTTGAGTGCCGGATGACGTCAGCACGGTAAGTAGGTAGTGGTTTGTACATGGTCTAACGGTTTGAGGGAACCGAAAGGGAGCCAGA